TCGCGTTAGTTGTTGCCGTGTTCGCTGCACTCGTAGCGTTTTTCGCGTTTTCTGTTTCTCTCTTTGCGTTTAAGGTTGCTTCGTCGGCTGCTTTTTTTGCTATATCTGCCGCACTTGCTGCGTTATTTGCTGCTGTTGCTGCTTTATTGGCTGTGCTTGCTGCGCTCGTAGCGTTGCTCGTAGCCGCGTTGGCTTTGTTTGTAGCTGTGTTGGCATTGTCCGTAGCCTTTTCTGTTGCCGCCCTTGCTGCCTGTATGCTGTCTCTTGCCTGTGTGGTTTCTACGATCAACTTAGTAAAGCTCGTGCTTTCGCTGTCGCTTGTAATAGTTCCTGCGCCGTTTACGCTCTCTACAATCTTAGTGTAAAAGGTCGCACTTATTAATACGCTGCCGTCTTTGTATAGCTGTATTTCTGCAAAGCCGGTACCGGCGGCGGCTAACATCTGCTGCGTGTATGTTACTATTACTTTATTGTCACTTATTGTGCAGTCGTTAATTACTTTATTGCCGTCTGGCTTATAATAATTAACTCGTGCTGTTGTTCCGCTCGGTATTGAGTATATGGCGTTATTCTGCAGTAACGTTACCTCTACTTGTCGGCTGGATATTTCGCCCTGCTTGGCTATAATGTACTCAAATGGCGGCGCGCCGTCTATCGGTACTTTTATGCTTTGAATATTAACTATACTCATGTTGTCACTTCCTTTCCGTTTTAGTTCTCTGCGTTATCGGATAGTGCGGTTTTAATACTCTCCTGCGCTAACTGCTCAAGTATATCTATAGCTTTCAACGCTGCCTGATCTATTACCACTCTATTTAGTTTCGCATTTGAGCTTGTAACTTTTCCCTCGTCGTTGATAACGTCGTATGTTATAGCCATACGCTTAACGCTTCCGTCTGTTGCTGTTGCTATCGCCTTAATGTTAATCATGTTATTAATTCCTCACTTTCTTATTAATCTAATTGATATAGTAAAGTATTAAGATATTCCGATACATCATATATATAGTCTGTGTCGTCATGTTCTAGTGTATATTCTTCAAGTCTTAGATTTTCATAGTCTCTTTGGATAGATTTTATTTCCCATGCAAATTTTAAATTTTTTGTTCCCTCTACAACAAAATACGATGGTGTGCGCTCTGACACGTAGCAATCGCCAGCGCCATATTTAGTAAGAAAAACATCATATTGATATTCTAAATCAATCGTTTGTGAAAATTTTTCGTCTATAAAAATTAAGCATTTCCCAGTATCGTCTATTTGAGCGGCTCCGACATCTCCAAACATAGGGCTTGGTGTTTCATAACAGTATAGAAGTCTATCGTTGTAGTCCGGTGTATTAACTATACGGTTTTTCGTTCCTGTGCAGCTTAAACCGGTCGCTGTTATGTTCGTGTATTCCGTGCTGCTTTTTTTTATTTGCAGATTTCCAAAGCCTAAGCTACTAGCGGGGTAATTATCGCCATTTACATACCTGCAATTAATAAAGCCCACATCTCCGTTGCCTATCGTGATTGTCTTTCCCCCAAGCGAATTATAGCCATACAAATTTGCTTTATGCAGTGTAAAGCCCCGTTTTCCGTCGCTGTCTCTGATTTCAAATTTTGCCTCGTTACCTTCTTGTTTAATATAAACTTTTCCATTTTGTATATTGATATTATTACATGTTAGTTCGCCTTCTTCTGTCATTTCAGAATTGTCACTTTTCCATGATATCTTTTTGGCTTGGCATCTTATAGCCTCTGCGCTTTGCTCTATCTGCGAACTAACGTCATTGGCTGTTACTTTTGTTTCGATTTTCTCTGCGTTTACCTTTATGGACGCTTTTAGCTCTTTTTCTGCGTCCTGCGCCCTTTTAACCTCTGCCGTAATGTTGTCTGCGTTTACTGTAAGCTGCGCCTCTGCGTAATCTCGTAGCAATCCCAGTACTTCCACGTCTTTAATTAATACTGTTGTACCCGATACTGTCGCATAAAAGTATATATAGCCGTCGTAGTCGCTGCTTAGCTCTATATCACGCTCAAATGTTGTCCAGTCGTCCGATTTAAGCGCCCCTGCTGCCGTTGTTGCCGTTGTCTTAAAACTACATTGTACGCGTGCTGTGCTTTCCTGCCCTGCTATGGTCGCCGCTTTATAACGTACTCTGTAAGTGCCTGCGGGCGTTTTCTTTGTGTCGCAGCGTATGTAGCTGTTATAATTTGCGCTTGCTTTTACTATTTTCGCGTATCTTCCAAGCGTTGTGCTACTTTCTACTACATTGTTTGCCGAGCTTGCATACCAGGGTGCGCTTAAGTCGTCCGTAAAGTCTGCTGCGTAATTGTGCATAGCCGTTTCACTTATTTTCTTGCATAATAGCTTAAGTTCTTTGGCTGTCGTTTGTATCTTACTTAAGCTGTCCTCGTACGCTTTATTTGCGGCGTCGTCTGCGTGCTTTGTCACTGTGTTCCTGTATTCCACGTCTAGCGCCTCTGCGTATACTGTGCCCGCTTTAAGTATTGAGCCTGTGAGCTCGCCCGCTGTAATAAAGTCTGCTACTATTTGGCCGTCTGCTGTTATTGCTGTGGTAAATTTGCCGTTTACTCCTGTGCTGCTGTGTCCCAGCCCTGCAAGGTTCCAGCGCCAGACATTTTTAGCTTTGCTAAGCTCTGGCCGGTCTAGTATGTAGATCTCCTGCGGGTTTTTCTCTGGATAGAGTACCACATAGCCGCCGCTGTTTCCTGTTATGGCTGCAGTAACGTCTACTATTGTCTGCTCTATCTGTTTTTTGATTTGTTCGGCTCGTGTCTGGCTTCTTTTTATACTCTCTGTTATTTCCTGCTGCGTCGCTGTAAGCTGCTTAGTTAAGTTTGTACGCACGCTGCCTATTTCCATAGTGTCGTAACGTTCTTTTAAGCTGTCGTACTTCGCTTTTACTATTTTCGCTGTCGCTTCTATCTGCAGCTTGTCTATGCGTACTGTTACTGTATCGCATAGCTTGACGCTTTCCATAGCCTGTATATTTTTATAGTCCTTGGTTTTTTTGAGCTGCGCGTACGAAAGCGTAATATTAATATCTGGCTCGGTGCTTATTTTTTCTAAGTATGCCTCTGCTTTCGCTCTTAACATATCCTCGGTTATAATCGTACCGCTTTCCCACTCGCTGCTAAAGTCCACTATCTCACAGCGCTTATATGCGTAGTTCGCTGCGCCTGCGTGTACTAGAGTCTTTTCTTTCAGACTTACGTATACCTCGTTTTCTGTGCCCTCTGGTGTGTACTTCGCGTATGGGAATATGGCCGTTGCTATATTTGATATATTACGCTCTTGCTTTGCGTCGGTTAAGTTCTTGCCGTATTCGATTGTTACGCCGTTATCTGCGCCTCTCGCTTTTAATAGTTCTATCCTGTAGTTATTAAAGTGATATTCGCCGCCCCACGTATCTAATATACTGCCCTCTACGCCGCCGAGTGCTTTACGCACGCTTACCACGTCCGCTATACTCGTGCTGTTTAATGTTGTAATGTCGCTTATGGCCGTATATTTGTGTTTAAATACTGCTGCTGCCAGCAGTCTATTAAGTGCCTGCTCTGCGTTTACCCCACTTACGCTAAACCGCTCTACAGGATTGCCCGTGAGCTCGTAGCTTATGTGTTCTGCGTTCCACGTCGTATTACTGCCTATCTGTTTGCCGCTTTTGTATATTCTAAAAAGCTGCGGCTCGTCCGTGTCATTTGCCTTTGCTTTAATAATAGCGTCCTCTGCTATATATTCCGCTAAGTGTCCTTTTGCTGGGTATACAAGTGTCGCCTCATATGCCCCGTTTCTCTCTTCTGTTACTGTGCAGCCTACCGCGTCTGTAAGTAAGCCTATGCCGTTTGTTGTAAAGTCTGTTTCGCTGGCAGCATATAAAATCGGTATCATAATTTGCACCAGCGCGGTACTATTTCGATTTTTGTTACATTGCCCGCCCAGCTTATGTTATTGTCTCCTGCTGCCAGCTTAGGAAACGCCCCCACAAGCATTTTATTATTCTGCAGTGTATCGCCCTTGTACGCGTTCATATTTTCGCTGTCTACCTCTATATATCCGTCTATATTTTTAAAGCCGTGCGCGCGATTGTTTATATAGAGCGTTACATTACCGCTGCCATATATTTTCATATATGGCGTTGCTGTAAAGCCCTCTGGGTTTATGATCGTGGCTGCTTTTGTTATCGTTATTGTTTCGTCTCCCTTTAGTGCTCTTTTGTACGCCTTGCATCTAAATTGTATTTCTATTTGTCCTAGTAAGCGCTTAGCAAGCTCTGACACGCTCGCCCCGCTGCTTACGTATGCAAGTGTGTAATAGTCTCTGTCGTAAGTGTCATAGAGTTTTTTATACTCTATGCCGCTGCCGTAGAGCCAAGCGTAAAGCCTGCGGGCGTGTTCCTCTAAATCCAGCTTAAAGGCGTCTATATCCACGCAGCATACGTATTTTCGTACATAGTCGTTAAATTGCTGGTTGTCCAGTTCGTCTATGCGATTGTCTACTACAAAATTGCCGCGCGCTGGTACGTTTATGGTTTCTATTACAGGCTCGGCGGCGTTGTCCGCGCCGCTCTGCTTCATAATATAAAGCCCCATATCAAGAGAATTAACGCCGTTATATGTAAAGCTATTAGCCGCATTGTAATAATTACTAAGCATATACTCTGTCGTCCCTCTCTTTCATTTCTTCGGCTGTCTCTAGCATTTCCTCTGTAAGTTCTCTTATGTCTGTATCTCTGTTGTTTTCAAAATGCTCTATGTTTACATTGATCTTGTTTGTAATTTGCTGTGGTCTGCCGCCTTTTGCGGTGTCTATAGCTGTGTTTCTCGCTGTATTTGTAAGTGGCGTTACTACAGCTTTGCCGTTTACCATTTGCACGAGCTCCGGTCCCGCCTCTGCTACCATAGCGCCGCCGTTTCCGATAATACCGCCGTGTGCAAGCCTTGGTAGGCTTAATTTGCTTATTTTGCTAATGCTTACCCCCGGTATTTTGTTTATGAGCTTGATAGCTCCATTGATAAGCCCTATAGCCCCATTTATGGTGTTTTCTATAATTCTAATTACGCCATTAATGCCAGCTTTAATACTGCCACTTATTGCACTTGCGATTGATGTACCTAAATTTGTAAAAGTGTTTTTTATCGAACTCCATAGTCCGCTAAAAAATGATGTAAAATTAGAGAATACGCCTTTTACTGCGTTCCAAGCTGCCCCGAAAGTGTCTCTAAAGAACGAACCAACCGCCGAAAAGATATGCTTTACGCTGTCCCATAAGACGCTAAAGAAATTTGCAAAGCCCGCAAATATGCTTTTAATTCCGTCCCAAGCGCCTCTAAAGTCTCCCGTAAGTACATCTTTTACGACGCTAAATACTGTTTTTATTGCGTTCCATACTGCAGCAAAGTAAGCTGCTACGACGTCCCAGACCGCTTTAATAATCTCCCACGCGTTACGAAAGAACGAGCCCAGCACTTCGCCTACAGCCGAGAATACTACTTTTATGTTTTCCCAGATGAGCGTAAAGTAAAGTACCGCTACGTCCCATACACCTTTAATATATTCCCATGCTACCGAGAAAAAACCGCCCAGCACTTCGCCTACTACCGAGAATATAACTTTTATATTCTCCCATAGCGCAGAAAAATACGGCTCTACTAAGTCCCAGACTGCTTTAATGATTTCCCAGCAGTCGCTAAATATCTGGGCTATATCTGCGCCCAACTGCTGCAAAAAGGCAAACGCCGCTTGTAAGTATGGCTCTATAAATCCCCATATCTCTTGTATCTTGTCCCAGATAGTGCCTATAACGCCCTTTATTACCTCAATAGTGCCGCCTATGAACTCTTTTACGTACTCAAAAATTTCGTTTACTGCGTCCCTAAACCATTCGCACTTATTATATAGTGTTATAAATATTGCTATTAGCGCCGCTATCGCTGCTATGACTAATATAATAGGGTTTGCCGCAAGCACGCCGTTTACTGCTACTATTGCAGTCTGTAGAGTCTTAATTACATTTATCATAGTTGATATTGCCGTAAATATTTTCCCCAGTATCAGCAGCGCGGGGGCTAGAGCTGCTATTACCGCAATTATTGTTACAATTATTCGCTTGGTGTTGTCGTCCATATTTTTAAAGCGTTCTGTGGCCTCTTTTACGTTGCTGCAAATATTTGTTAATGCTGGCTGTAACATTTCCAGTGCTGTAGTTCCTAAGTCTGTTACTGCGTTTTTAATCTGGTTTAGCGCTATTTTAGCTTTGTTGCTGTCTGTGTCCAACTTGTTAAAAGCGTCTGTCGTTGCGCCCGTGCTGTCATTCATTTGTTCAAGTACGCTGTTAAACTCGTCTGCTCCATTTCCGAGTAGTACCATAGCCGCTTTACCTGCTTCGCTACTGCTCCATAGGTCGCTAAAGCTCTTGTTATTTTCGTCTGCATAACTTTTTAATATCGCTAATACATCAGAAAGTGTATTGCCGTCTGCGCTTAATTCTGCGAATGATTTACCCGTTTTTTCTCTCAATACGCCGTCTACAGTCGTGCCGCCTTTTCCGAGCTCGTTAAGCATAGAGTTTAAGTATGTCGTACTTTCTGCTGTTGCTATACCTTTCGCAGTCATATCTGCGTAAGCTGCGCAAAGTTGGTTCATTTGCACATTGTTTGCGTTCGCTGTCGGTATTACTTTACCCATAGCGCTAGCAAGTTCGTTTACAGTTGTTTTTCCTAGGTTCTGCGTTGTTATAAGCATATCGCTAATATGCTCTGTTTCTGTTGCCTTTAGGCCGTATGCGTTTAATGCTGTTGTTAATATATCTGTCGCATTTGCCGTATCTGTAAAGCCAGCCTTTGCTAATTTACTCGACTGTGCTACAAACGTTACTGCGTCTGCTGTATCTACGCCGCCCGATATTGCATTATATACGGACTCTGCTATATCTGCTGCTGACTGTCCTGTATCGTCTGACAGTTTTAATATAGCTGTGCTCATATCTTCTATAGGCACTTTGCTTTCGTCCGCTATGGTGGACACTTTCGCCATAGCGTCCTCAAAGTTTGAAGCGGTCACTATACTTGCTGTGCCGAGTGCTGCCGCTGCTGTGCTAAGTGGTTTAAGTTTATTGCCTGCGGCTGTAGTTTTTTCCCCTATTTTTTCGGTTACTTCTCCTATTTTTTCGAGCGATATATTGCTTTGCTTTGCCGCCGCCTCTAAATCCTTTAAGCGCTGCTCTGTACTTGCAATCTCTCTTTGTAACCCTCTGTATTGTTCCTCGCTTACTTCTCCGCGCTCAAACTGCTGTTGTACCTGTTTTTCTGCCTCTTTTAATGTGTCTAACTTCTCTTTTGTGCTTCCTATAGCCTCTTTTAATACTTTCTGTTTCTGTGCCAATAATTCCGTATTCGTCGGATCTAGTTTAAGCAGCTTGTCTACTTCGCGCAACTCTTTCTGCAAAGAGCTGCACGAACTATTAACGCCAGAAAGCGCCTTAGATAGTTTAGTGGTGTCGCCGCCTATTTCGATTGTAATACCTTTAATACTACCTGCCACTTGTTACGCTCCTTTCTGGCCCTTAATCTTTTCTCGTATCTTTTTGCGGTCCGGCTTGGTCTGTGTCATTCTGTAGCAGTCCTCTAAATACTTTCTGCCCTTTTCTGTTTGGCTAAGCGTATATATATAGCTTTCTCGCATAAAGTATAAATATAGATCTATCGGCATTTCCTGTACGTCGAATATGCTTATATTTAAGTAATCTATAACTAATTTCTCTGCTCGTGTGTCTGCGGTGTATGTATACTCTGCCGCTTCTGCCTGCCCGTTCGGGTAGTGCGGCAATTTTAGTTTGGGTTATTCTTAATACTGTTTACAAAATCGGCGTAATCGTTAATGTACGCTATAATTTCCTCTATGTCGTACTCTTCCTGCTCTAAGTACTCCGCTGTAATAAGTTCTTTGCCTCTGTTGTTGCTTAAGATTTCCGCTAATAGCTCGAGCATTTCGTCGTATACTTCGCCGCTCTTAGCCTCGTCTGTGTCAATGTCGTTTATAATCTGCATTTTTTCAAAAGTGCGCTTTTTAGGCATTTCCACTACAAGAGTTTTGCCATCCTTTAGCTTGGTAGGGTAAAAGCTACGCTTTAATTTTCCAAAATCAAAACTTTTGTTTGCCATGTTCTAACCTCTTTTCTATAGCGGCCGCACGTGCAGCCGCTTTAATCTCTTATACGTTCTGTACTATTTCCTCGTCGAAAATAATAAGCGTGCCCTCGTTGTCCATTGGGTGCGCTGTAAATGTCGGCTCTAGTGTTGTCTCTGCGTCCGTTGCGAATGTGAAGCTAAAGCCCGCCTCGTTCTTTCCGACGATAGTTACTCTAATATCGCCGTCCTCGTCGTCCTCGTGTAAAAATCTAATTAAGTACTTGTCGCTCTTTTGGTTTTTTAAGCCTCCGATCTTTACAGTACGTTTTTTTGCTGTAGTTGTAACTCTTGCCGTTGAGCATAGCTTCTCTAATGTTGTGGCGCACCAAGTTAGCAAGCCCGCCTTAAGAGTTGCCTCTTCTTTCGTTACTTTAGTTTTCTGCACTACGCCTAAGTCGTCTTTAGCTGTATAGCTCTCTGCTGTATACTCGAGTGACGCGCCGCCTTTGATGTGTGCAAGCTGGTTATCCTCTGTCTCTATTGTCGCGTCGTCTGGGATTTCTCCCGTAAATTTAATGCAGTAAAGTTTACCGCTGCCGAGTGTTATTCTCTCGCTATCCATATTGTTACTATCCTCTCTTTCTTATTTTTTCGTATATGGTAAATTCGTATGCCGTCTGCACCATATCTTCACTTTGTATTGTCTCTTGGAATTTGTTAAAGCCTATGTCGTATAATACCTTTTGCTCTACCTCTTTTTCTAAGCTGCTGTCTGCTGTTTTGTCTGTGTAAAGCTCTATAGCCGCCTGTATCGCCCTAACTCCTACTGCGCCGTCGTCGCTTTTGCTTACGTTGTCCTGCGGTGTTATGTATACCAGATACGGCAGCTCGGGTAGTGGTGTCTCTTTTGTCTCTCTGAACTCGTCCTTTGCCAAGGGTAGCCCCAGCGCGCGGGCGCGTTCTATAATTGCCTCTAATCTCATTTGCTCGCTGCTGCCTCTATCCTTTCCTGTAGCGCCTCTATAGCCGCCTGCTCTACAGGCGCTATATGCTGTATAGCTCTAACTCTGCCGCCGTTCCTGCTTGCGTGTCCATATTCCAGCAAGTGGGTTAGCTGGTAGTCTGTCTCGTTATATACGGTATTCCGCTTTGTTCTCCTGTCTGCATATGATTGTTTTTTACGCCAGCCCTTGCGGTAGCTGCCTGTAAGTTTTGGGCTGCTCTTCTTAAGAGAGTCTACAGCCTCTTTTGCTACTTCGTCGGTTATTCGCTTTGTTGCGTCTGCTATTTCTTGGTCGTACTCTGCCAGTGCTTCGGCTATAGCTGTGCCTGCTGTGTTTATGTTCTCGTTACTCAACGCTTGCCCGCCCTCTTTTCTGCGTACAGCTCTAACTTTTCCTCGTTTGGCTTTTTATAGGTCCTGTAAATAGTTAATCGCTGCCCGTTGTACTCTAACTCTGTCTGGTCGTTGTATTCATGCGCCCATACAGTAAATTTATAGCTTGGCTTAATATCCTTAACGCCTGCTGTTGCGTATTCGCTCTGGGTTATGCTGTCTACCTCGCAGCATATAGTTACGCTCTCTGTTTCTGTTGCGTTTAGCTGCGTTTTTAAGGTTATTTCTCCATACATTATTTACCCTCGCTTTCTTTCTCGTTATACTCGCCAGATAACGCTAAAGACATTTTAAGAGCGTCATAGCTCTGCCTGTATTTGTCTGCAAGGTTGTTATAGTTGAAGTCTGCTTTTGTAAAGAGCTGTGCAGCTCTAATAATAAGCGCGTCGTTTTCGTCTATCTTTTCCACGCCTGCAAGCTGCAAGTCTTTAAAGCAAGCCTCTATGCAGCCGCTTATATCGTCCTCAATGATAGCCGAGGCGGCAGACATACGCATACTGTCTTTAATTGCTTTTATTAGTGCTGTCCTCATAGCTGCCCCCTACTCTGCTGCTTTTGCTACGCCTGCCTCTATAAGCTGCGCTGCGCGTTCTTTTGTCACCTCGAACGTGTCGCCCGCGTGCTGTGTAATATCTCGCTGCAAGTCTTTGTATGTCTCTGTTACAGTAACCTTTACTGTTGTGTCCGTTTCGGACACGTTAGCGCCTGCCGTCTGCTGCTCGTTTGCTGCCGGTGTGTTCGCTGCTGCCTGCTGCTCGTCGTCCTCGTCGGGTATGTCTACCTCTGTTGCCGCGATACGTTCTACAAGCTCTGCTTTTTTCCCGTCTGGACTTAACCCCAGACTTTTAGCAAGCTCTCTAAGTTCGTCTACCTTGTACTCTTCCTCGAGCTGTTTTTTATCTAAATGCCCTTTCATTGTTTCGCCTTTCTTTAGCAGGCAGCCTTACGCCGCCCGCTTATAAATTAGACTGCCTGTACTTTCTTGAGCGGTACGTAGCTGCCTGTGTCTACTACCTTGCCGTCTGCTAACATAATGCCCTTTGTTACCATATCGTCGGTGTCGTTGTCCTCATACTTCTTAACGCCCATAGCGTAATTAGTATTAAGCACATAGTCTTTAAAGTTAAACAAAAAGCCTACAATAGAGTTGTTCTCTGCGTTAGCAAAACTTGGTAAGTAATCACATACGTTTACTGGTCTGCCTAAGAGTGTATACTCTGGCTTTCCTGCAAGCCCATAGTTAATACGTCCAATAGGCTGCCCGTTACTGTCAGTTAAGCCGTAGTAGCTCATATATGTCTTTTTAGACATGCACCATTCGGCGCCCTTTTCGTAAGCAACCGGTAAGTTGCCCTCTGCTGTAATAAGATCTGCGTACGCTGGCTTTGATGTTTCCACCGTCTGCCCCTCGTCGGCTGTTTCTGCTGTAATTCCTTTCGGCTGTCCTGTGCCAGTACCGCTAATAATAGCCTGCTCAAGTGCTTTTGTCATAGCCTCAACAATGTTATTAATTAACAGGCTCTCAAACGCTGTAATAGCCATTGTATCTACTTCGAGCGATACAGCTACGGCGCAGCGCAGCTTGTGATATGCAAATGTTACTGTACCGCTTGTGTCCTGTTTCTGCTTGTCGCTGCCCTTTCCCTGTGCTGTCCAAGTTGCAACCGGCTTAACTGTTGACTTAGGAATAGTTACGCCGCCCTTGTATGCTGTACGTGTTACCTTTGCCAGAATATTACCCACGCTTTCGAGCTTTGTAATGATCTGGTTTAATACGTTCGTCGGGATGACTGCGCCTACGTCTGTTGTCTGGCTTACTGCGTCCTGCCTGTACTCTTTAGGGATTGTTACGCCCCTTGTGACATACTCCATAAACGCTTTGCGGTACTCCATTGTTTCGTACTTGTTTACTGCTGTACGCTGCTCTGCTCCGCTGCCGTCTGCTGGTGCGATATTTCTAAGTACTGTAGGCGCTGTTGGGTTTCCGTTTACGTCCGTTACTTCTCCTGCTGCGATAGCTGCAAGTAAACTTGTGCGCTGCTCCTGCTGCTGGATGATTGCCGCTCTTTCTTCCTGCAGGTCTTTTACTTCTTTCTCGTAGTTTGCCAGCTCTTCGGCTGTGAGCTGTGCGTCTCTTTCCTCTACATCTTTCTTGATAGCTGCAAGTCTTAATTCGATCTCTTTTAGTCTCATTGTCTTTGTTCCTTTCTTTGTTTTAAATTGTTGCTAAAATTCTTAACATGGCTGCACGCTTTTCTAACGTCTCCCGCTGCTCTGCTTCGCGTCTCCCGCTTGCGTAGCTGCGTGCTGCTATGCTAGTCCCGTCGTTGGCTGGTGTGCTTACCGCGCTAACGTCGTACACCTTTTTGATTTTTAAAATAGTGCGGGTATGCGTTGTTCTGTCGTAGCTATCCTCTGCGACTGTAAACGCCCATGACATTTTTGTTATCATTCCCGCGCTTATATCCTCATACAGTCCCCTTGCTAATTCTGTCTTGCTAAGATCGGCTGCAATAAGAAGCCCTTTTGTGTCTGCTGTTAATTTAAGCGTATTATTGCTATTACGGGCGTACACTCTGCCCGTGTGGTCGTATTGCATAATTACGTCGCTTAGGTCTGCGCCGTCTAGTGCATGCCTGTCTATTTTTTCGTAGTATTTGTCGCCGTCCTCGAACTCGTAGAGCACGTACGGCGTATCGAATGTTGTAGCGTAGCCCTCTACGTAAAAATCACTGTTAAACTGTTTTACGGCGGCTGCTGCCGATAAAGGCGCTGCTACGTTTCTGTATTCTCTTTCTTTTACTACTGGCATATGCTTACTCTTCTCCTTTCTCGCCTGTCTGTTGCCCGTCGCCTGTTAGCTGCGGCTGTGGCTCTGGCCCTTGTCCTGCTGTCGGCTCTGTTTGCTGTGGCTGCTGCGTTATAATTACCGGCTGCGGTTCTTTGTTGTGTTTGTCCAGTTCGCTAACCTCTGTGTATTCTTTTCGTATGTAGTATTTGTCGCCGTCGTCGACGTGCGCCATGTTCCATATGTCCATAACCCCGTTGCGATTAAGTAAGCCTCTGTCGAACAGCTGCGTACTTACCTGTAGCTTTGTGTTGTTGCTGGCGTACTGTAGTCTGTTTGCACTAAATGTAATAGCGTTGCCGCGTGCAAGCTCTCGTGGTGTAAATGTCATATTTGACATTACAAGCGATAACTGTATAGCGAATGGCTCTATTTTCCCCTCGTAGTAAGCGTTCCAAGTGTCCTCGTTAAATTTGTTTTGCAATATGTCCATATTGGTGCCAAAATGCGTGCATACATTTTCTTGGATCTGCTGCATCTGCAGCGCGTTCGGCGTATATGGTTTGCTTTCCACAGACTTAACATCACTAAACTTGTTGTCGTATATTATCATTCCGCTTTTATTATCACTACTTAAGTTATCCTGCGTAAATCTGTCGCGCTCTTTTTTAATGTCCTCTGGCTTAAGCATATTTGCCACTTTTGCCAGAAAACGTATATTTGCCGAGTTCTTTACGGCGTTAATAATACCCTCGTTGCTCGTCTGTATGAGCTGCATAGTTGGTTTCATTGTCTTGTTATCTTCGCCGAAAATGTCGTCTTTATATTGGTGTGTCGTCAATATTCCGACGCGCTCAAACTCAATAGCCGCGCGCTCCCCGTTTGCAAATGTATAGCGTAAAAAAACTTGCTTTTGATATTCTATTATTTCGCAATTCTGCGGCAGTAGTGGGTACCAGCCCGCAAGCTGTCCGTATGCGTCCTCTATCGGTATAATAAAAGCCGTATGCTCGCACTCTAGTATTGTCGCCACTCGCGCTATAAATTTTGTTGTGTCCATAAACGCGTTGGGCTTAAACTGTAGCGTGCGCTCTAAGTTTTTCAGCGCGCTGCCCTCTACCTCTGGCTTTAGTTTGCTACAATGCGTAGCAAAGCTATTAATTGCCGTGCGGGTTAAATCCATTTCGTACACGCCGCCGTCGTAGGTAGAGAATACAGGACTATAGCCGTTAAGCAGTTTAAAGTATTCGCCTATTATTCCTTTGTTTTTTCGTCCTTTAAAAAGGTAATCAAAAAGCCCCGTTTTTCTCACTCCTTTCTATGCTGCGTTTTTAAGCAGCTCGCCCAGCTCCGCGTTGTATTTCTGGCGTACTGTCATAGCGTCTATTACGCTTACAAAGCCGTCTATATGTGCGCGCTGTTCTATCTTTATAGGTCTAAATTTTCTTGTTTCTAAATTCTGCTTAAGCGCCACGTTTAAGAAATGGGACTTAAGCAAGTTATTACTTGCAATCTTAAAGTTGCCGTCTTTAATAATTCCCTCAAACTCTCGTATAACTGGCGTTAAGTTCTCGCCCTGGTATACGTCGTCGGTGTGGAAGCCGTACGCCTTAAGGTCATCAATTAAGTACTGGGCGCTGTATCTGTCGTAGCCTATCTGTAATACTCGTATGCCGTATGTGTTAAGCAGCTCTACATACCAGTTAAATACGTCTTTGTAGTCTACGTAGTTGTCGCCGGATAGCGTAAGTACGCCTTTTTTTACAAATACGTCATAAGGTACGCCGTCCGTTGCCTGTAGGCTTTCAAGTCTGTTACGCGGCATAAAGAATTGTGTAAACGCGTGTAATGTTCCGTCTTTTTCGACTACGATACTTGCGGCTGTTAAGTCTGTTGTCTGGCTTAGATCAATGCCGCCCACTGCGTAGCAGTCTCTAAAGTCCTCTAGCGTGCTTTCTTCACTTGCTTTGTCTACAAGTGTGTATTCCAGCCACGCAACGCTACTATTTTGCTTAATATTGCAGTATTTTGTAAGAAACTCTGCTTTTTTGCTTAAGCTGCCCTCTGCTACTGCTATTTCGTCTTTAAAGAAGCCCTCTTGTACGCTTACGCCCATATTTGGGTTAGCTTTCTTTAGTTCAGTTATATCGTTCCATTTCTCTACGTCGTCTATGATGTATAAAAATGGCAATAGCCTGCGCTCTTTACTGCTGCCCTTTAAAAAGCTGGTGGCACGTTTCATTAACTCGTCGTAGATACTGTCGTTAATATAGCCTGCTGTAGATATACTAAGTATCATAGGCTGCCGCCTTGCACCCAGCGCCGACTTCATAACCTCATATTGCTTTAAGCCGCCGTCGCCGCTCCACGCTGCCATTTCGTCGCATATAACTAGCTGCGGGTTAAAGCCGTCGCTTTTCTTTGCGTTAAATGCAATAGGCTTAATAGTCGTGTTAGTCTCTTCTAGGTAAATATCGCTGCGCCTCTTTTTAGCAAGCTCTTTTAACTCGTCCTCTGCTTCTACCATTTTGTAAAAAGCGTCGTAAACGAGCGCCGCTTGGTCTAACTTTGGTGCTAAGCAATAAATCTCTTGCCCGTACTCTGGCTCTAGGTACGCCATATATGCAATAATGGCGCTTGCAAATAAACTTTTGCCGTTTTTTCGTCCAATAACTATAAAAATTTCGCGAAAAATTCTTATATTTTGGTCGTCTACAATACCAAACATGGCGCATACTATAGCTTTTTGCCATAATTCCAGCTTTAATAGATCGCTGCGGCCTTTGCTGTGGTGACAAAAATTTTCGATAAACTTTATTGCCTTATTTGCCTTTTTTGCATTGTAAAAAAACTCTTGTTTTTCCAACCCGTCTACAAGTATTTTGTAAATTTGTTTTATCCATTTACCCGCTACGATTTCGCCGCTTGTAATCTTTGCGTAATACTCGTAAATGTAATTTTTATATGGCACTCTAGGGCTATTCCTCACGCAGCAGGGCTAGCTTGCTTTTCTTGCGTTCTGCTGCTGGTACAAGCTCTGTTAATTGCTTTATAACTGCCGTATAGTTCTTGCTTAGCGCTATATAGGTGTCTGCCTCTGCGCTGCGCTTTTCGCCCCACTGGTTCGCGCCGTTCTGATACTCCGCCGTCCAGCCGTTTTCCTGTATGCTATCCTGCAATATATCGAGCTCGACAGACATAAAAGCAGCCTTTTCGATAAGCGGCGTAACAAGTTTCTTTTTGTTTTCGTCGAGGTTCTTAAAAATGCCTTTAAGTCTGGTTTTTTCTTTCTTAATTTTCTCTTCTTTCGTGTACTCTTTCTTTCCTGCCATATCTTCGCCTCACTTCTCGCACACCACACCCCCTACACCACGTACGCGCGCCCCTGTAGAGTTTTTTTAGACTCCACCCCTCGGTCTCCGCTGGGCTATTCA